AACTCTGCAATTGTCCGCAACCGGGTTTCATATTTCCCGGTGTTAATATCCGGGGTCTGCTCATACATAACCGGGGACAACTCACGCAAACGGCGTTCCGTCTGTTCCTCTGTCAGACGCTCCCCGGCTTCCCAAATTCCGGTTCTGAATGTTGGTACAACGTAATTGAAATAATAACCTTTCAAAGCCTCTGACGAACCGGGCGACGCTACAATAAAACGGGCGATTATGCGGCTACCTTTGTGCATTGCAAAGAATTGATTTAATTCGCCCATATACATTTGCAAACCGCCGTTGTTGTTAATCATCCCCGTTGCTGTTATCTCTCTTTTTTTCATTATCCAAACATTTAACAAACAATTCTGTACTATTGTCTTTCTTTTCTTGGTCAACCAATTGTTTCATTGTAATATTAAACGCTTCGCCGCCAACTTCCAATATAAACTTTCTTTCGCTGCTTGAATATCCCTGCAACTTCTTATCCATTGCATTTGCATACAATACCGTCATTTGTCCCGGTTCAAAAACTCCTCGTTCCTGCAAACGGTCTATCGGGTGCCGCTTCAATGGTGCGTCCGCCATCATTCCGGCTTTTCTGCGGGTGTTTTCCAAATCGGAAATAACCACTTTCAGATTATTATAAAAAGCGGGTGTTTTCAACACGTCCGCAATTGTCATTTCTTTAACTTCCATATTGTTTTGTTTAAGGGACGCCGGGGAACCGACGCCCCGGTTAATTACTCGCTTTCTGTGTATTCCTCAATAATCAAATCGTCCTGCCCTCTTTTAACTTCTTCAATGAATCCTTGGAACCCGTTTTTCTTGGCAATATCAATAATTGCTTGCAATCTCTTTTCGCCCAAACTTTCGCCCCTCGCAATGCGGAATACTTTCACGGTTGGGTTACTTGCTATAATCAGTTTTGCGGCAACCTCCATTATCTGCGAATCTGAAACCTTTCCGGCGACAAATGGGACGTCATTTAATACTAACCCATCATCACTAAACGAAAGCCCGGAAATCGGTAATTTCGCCGACGAAATAAGTTTTTCACGCTCGGCGGATAATTCCGCAATTTCTGAATCCATCTTTTCCGCTTCTGCTTTTTTGTCGTCTGCTTGTTTTTTCTTTGAAAGATAATCGGCAACCTTTGCAGCCTTTTTGTTGTGTTCCTCGGCTTCTTTCAATTGTTTTTCTGTATCGAAATTATTCGGGTTCAAAGCCTCATAATCTGTTAACCATTTTTCGGCACTTGCTATTTTTTCCTCATAATCTTTCTTTTCTTCTTCAACGACCGAAACGGTTTGTTTATACGTCTTTTCGGCTTCTTCCATTGCTTTCTTTGCCGCCTCAATTGCTTTATTGTATGAATCTTTGGCGGCTGCCAAACGTACCGGAATCTCTGCCAATCTCCCCTTTCTTTCTTCCATACGTAAACGCACGCCCTTTGCTTTCTCAACCAACTTTGCGTTTTCCTGCTGTTCTTTCATCAGTTCCGTAATGTCCTTTGGTTTGGCATACGTTTTCAAATCCTGCGTTGTCAATCCCTGCCCGGCTGCATCTGATATTGATTTGTAGGTTTTCAAATCTCGGTTTACTCCGGTACGTTCTGTTTTAAGCCCGGCAACGGTTGTATCAATTTCGGCAATCCTTGTTCTTACTTCTTCCGGCAACAAAGACTTTACAACCTCAATTTGCTTTCTGCGTCCCTCGGCGGTTTCCGACCAACGGGAAAATTCCACGGCGTCAAAATCTGTATAACCGAAAATCTTTTGTAACATAGAAACGTTATCACTTTTCATTCCGGTTGTCTTTGATTTAATTGATAACGTGCCACGTGGGTTTGCCTTTGTAAACTTCAATTCAACCTCGTATTCCTCGCCGTCGTCTCCGACAATCATTTTTGCAAAACCTTTGCTTTCTCCGTTCTTCAATACGGCGTCACGGTTCCCGGTCAACAAAGCCCCAATTGCTTTTAATACGGTTGATTTTCCCAACTCATTATCTCCGGTAATGAAATAAACGTTACCGTCAAAATCTGCGTTAAACTCCTTAATTACTTGAAAGTTTACCAATTCTAATTTCTTGACTATCATTTTTGCTCTCGGTTTGTGCCGGGGTTTCCCCCGGCGGTTAATATTATTTTTTTGTTTCTCTCATTCTTTGGTATATCATTGTTTGCACCTTAACAAATGCGTCCCGGTTTTCTTTTACTTCCTCAAACGTGCAATCAGCAATGAAATTTTCCAAACGCTTGTATAATTCGTTCAACTCTTTGTCGCTTATTGCGTGCCGGGTTGCTCCTACTTCATCTATAAACATATCAAAACATCAATGTTTTTGTTTGAAAATCTATGCCATAAAATGAAACTTCATTATTATGCGCATTAATACCGTTTTTGTGAATCTCTAATAACTTCATAGTTTTATAATTTATCCGGGAACCCGCCCGGTCGGTGTTTGTCGTACTCTGAAAGATTTTGGCTTTATCACTTCATTTAATCGGTTACCGAACCATCATTTAACCCTTTGTAGATACCGTTGCTTACTTTCTACTCTTACGAACTTAATCTTTCAACAGTCTTTTTGCATTTTGGTTAGGCTGTGGGGTCTTTCATTGTTTGACACTGCAAATATACGCATAACATTTTAACTACCAAAATTTTTTCTTTTTATTTTCAAGAAAAAACAATAAACCCGGAACGTTATACATTCCGGGCATAAATCAAAACAGCCTCATTTGTTTATCTGTTATTTTAGCAACAATTGCATCAACTTCACCTTCTAAACGTTTACACGTTTCCAATATTTCCGGTCTGCGTTGGGCAAAATATCTGCGTTGGTTATGTCGCATTTGTCGAATTAACTCGGCGAACTCTTCCAACGTTATTTTTCCCGGATTTTCGATTTGCGGGGCTTTTTCTTCTTCCATGTATATTTTATCCATTTTGGAATTAAAATCGCTCTACGTGGCTAAAACAAACGTTCGTGCATATTGCTTGGTAAATTCTGACGCACCCAACCGGGGTTGTTGCGCAAAATGTATCGTCCAAAGTGCATTATCAACGTGGCGTCGGCGTTCCACAATGTCGGTTTCAATTCCGGGTACAAATTCCCGGCAATCTCTTTGTATCTGCGTTTTCGCTCGCTCTTTTCCTCCTTTTTCCGGCTTATCTTTGCCCGCAACTTCAATTCGTTTTGCCATTTCATAGGATGCGCCATAACAAACGGAATGTCGCAAACTGAAATGATTGCTTTCAACTGCTCAAAGTTTGCCATCATCTTTTGTATTCGGTACAACTTTCCCATATTGACGCCATCGGCACCCGGCGTTATATCATCCGGGCGCACACTTAGTTTTTCAAGAAAAACAATTGGCGAACATATTGTTTTCAAATGATTCAAATAATCTCTTATGTCGTTTATATCCTCCGGCATTTTTATGGCGGTTATATTGTGGTTTGGTCGCCATGTTACAATACCGCCATTGCTTCCCGGGTCAATTCCCACTACTGCTGAAATTCTTATATTTTTTTCCATATATAACCTCCCGCTTTTGTAAAATAACCTATTACGCCAATTATAAAGCAAACAATAAATAGTTCCATATTTAAAACTTCATGTAGTTATCAACTTGCATTTCCTCGGAAATCATCCGGTCAAATGCTTTTATAATCTCCTTTTTCCGGGCAACCTCAAACGCCGTAAAATCAATTTCCGGGCTTTCGGTTCCTTTCCGGCGAACTTGAAACGCCGTATATTGGTTTATCATTCCACGGGCTACACGCTGCATATACCGGGCAAACGCTTCTTTGCGGTCGTCCTCTTTAACTTGTACATCATCAGCCAACCCGCATTTTTGCAACCATTCATACAAAAACATATCATCAGTTAGCCCCAATATTAATTTCCCGGTGTATTTGTAGCAAAGGAAAATATAACGGTTCCGCCATTGTCTTTGTATCTCAAATCTCCGGATTTGCTCCGGCGAAATTTCATTGTTTTTTCCCGGTATAGCTTTGTATGCTTTGGCAATTACATCTGTCTGCTTTTGCTTGTATGCTTTCAGAATCTTTGCAAAGTAATCGGCGTTGAACTGTTGATAATGGTTTTTGTCCGGGTTCCCGTATTTATCTTTCGGAAAAAATTCGTCTAATTCCCCGGTCGTCGCCAACTCAAAAGCTATCTTAATATCAGCCAACGTCATATCTGAGTAATAACGTTTCAGAATATCCAACAACCGGGATTGTATATAATTCCAATCATTTTCATTCTGTGGTATTATATAACCAACGTCTATTGCTATACGCTTAAACAGTAACGAAAGATTTTCAACTAATTTTGCATCGTCAATTTCCGCAATTGGTGTTTTTGTTGACGCTGCGAAAACATATTTTTCAACTGGGTTTAATGCTTTGGCAACCTCCGGCAATTGCACCATTCTACGGCGTACTTCAATGGCTTTTGTTCCGGGCTTGGTATTATATATTTCTAACGCCGTATTTTCTTTTTTTTCAATTGCTCCCATATCAATCAAAATCATTGTTTAAATACTTCATCATATCCGCAATTTCTTTGCTGCTTTGCTGCTCTGTCTTTACGGAACGTTTCATTTTTTCCCATTTTTCGTATTTTTCGGGGGTTGAATCATATTCTAACGCCGCCCAACCTTTTGAAATGCTTTCTTTTATCAGAATCAGCGCAAATTCTTCCGGGTATTTACTCAAACCATTTAAGTTTGCTTGTATCGCTGAAAAACTCTTTTGCGACGTTCTCCATTTCGGTTGACACATCAAAATATAAAAGTTCCGTTTAAATTCATCGCTATCAAATGGGAATACAAGTTTTGCAAAGTAATTATCAACTTTATCAATTACTTGTTTTCTGACGTCCAACAATTCCGAGGTAAACCCATAAACAATACTTGCTTTAACTGTTTTTTCTTCGTTTGAAAAATTGTCTTGTGAAAATCCGTCCGGATTTTCTTTAGATGCTTTAGCATCTTTCTTTATAGAGTTATTATTATAATTATTTATATTATTTATATAGGGCGGATTTTTTTCCGCTTCCACGGGATTTTTTTCCGCTTCCACGGGATTTTTTTCCGCTTCCACGGGATTTTTTCCCGCTTCCACGGGATTTTTTTCCGCTTCCACGGGATTTTTTTCCGCTTCCACGGGATTTTTTCCCGCTTCCACGCATTCATATACGGTTCCCCAATCACGCAACATCTGAGATGGGGTAAAATAAACGTGATTATCAATCTTTATAGTTTCTATCAACCCTATATTCTCCAAACGTTTGTAAATACGCCTCAATGTATCTACCTTATTAGGCAATACAGAGCAATAACAAGCTACATATTTATAGTCAGCCATATAATATGAATTTCCATCGTATTGTATCGGATTTTTCGTCAACAATCCAAATAAACATGATGCCAAAATACTTTCAGTTGGATTTAAATCTAAAACTTTTGAACGTACTAAGTCCAATACCAAATAGCATCTTTCTTTCATTTTCTAAATTGATTATTTTTAAACTTTTATTTATTTATCATCTTTATTCTATGTCCTTTATCGGACATATCATATTACAAAATAGTTACCATCTTGGCATTTCCAATTTGTGCACTTTGATGTGAATCTTAAATACTTTGTTTCGCTAATCGATATTAATTCGACAAAACCCATATCAGACAAAATTCTAAGGTTCTTGTAAGCTCTTTTAGGGATTGAAAAAAGCAACGGAAAATCATCTACCATTTTTGTTTCTGAATATTGATACCAAACAATGCCATCAACCGTAATTGTATTAGTCCACGTTGGCAATGTCATACACGCTGCAAGCGTTGTTGTTTGAACAATAGTCAGTTCATTTGCAACGGCGAATCTTTGGTCAATCAAAATATTGTAAGTCATAATAAAAAAAGAAAAGCCCCAATTAGAGCCGTTACACATCTAAAAGGGGCTTTGTAGCTAATTAGCAAATATCTTTCAATCGGTAACGGTCGATTGTTTATGCTGCAAAAATAGATGTTTTATTTGAATTATCAAACATTATTGGTTTAATTCTGCGATAAAGCCCTTAATATTTTGCTTTCTTATATGTCCTTTTAATACCCTCCCCTCAGAGAATACTGTATAATAGCCTAATCTATTCCATGAAACTACGTTGTTAGTCCTATTTTCCAGATGTATATAGGTTCCACCCTTAGAATTTAAGTCATACAAAAACCGGAGTAACCTTATAGCTTCCTCCTTATCCCCAAGGTAAACAGTAATATACTTTTGATATATATTACTAGTTTTAAGCATAATGTAATAATGGTCTATACACCCATTCACCTTTGCAGCGCACAATTTTTGGTTCCCAAGGTCTGTTACTTTCAACGTTTCAACCTCTACTACAGTTTGGGCATACACGCTTACACACATTACTGATATCACTAAAAACAAAATAATTTTCTTCATTCTTCTATCAATTTTATTGGCTTAAATGCTTCAGTTACTTTACGCAAATTCCCCTCGCTTTCGTTCGGAACAATGGAAACGACCGGATAACGGGAACGGTCGCCGGGCTTTTGAGAGACGGCAAATTGTACGTTCATATCCCAAACTATACCCTTAACAAATCCCCGTTCCTGCAACATGGCGTCGAACGTGTCTCGGATATTTGGAATTGTTGACGCCGTACCCTTTGTTACGAACTGCCAAACCCCGGCAACCCCACGAACCAAAGGAATAATAAACGTTACGGTCAACGTAACAATCCATCCGTCGCCGCCATTCTTAACAGCCCGGTTTGGGTGCTTTTCCGTAACCCCTGCCATCAAATTAGGATAATCCTTTGTACTGTATTGTGCATATTGTTTTCCGTTCCATACAAAGAACGTTTCCCCATCGCCGTATGCTATGCGTCGCCCGTCGTCGTCCCGGTATTCGTACATTTCGTTACATACCTTTTCCGGGCAATCATCCGGGAAAATTATTTGAATAGTTTGCGGCTTTTCGCCGTATGCTTTGGTAAACAATCCGGCATACTTTCCACTAGCAATAAAATAGTCAACACTTTTTGGATATTCTTTTCCGTTGGTTGCTTTCTCCTTATACCCTACTTTGATAAACCCCACACGTGGCAAAACAACACGTTGTATGCCGGTGGTTGGTCTGTTTATGTTTATACGTCCTTTCATAATCAAATATCAATTTCAGTATTCAACAAATTTTTCTTTGTCACGGGTTCCGGCTTTTTAGGCTGTTTTTCTTCGATTTTAGCCACTTTTTCTTTTTTTGGTGTAATTGTACGTTTTGCGGTTTTCTTTTCCTTGACGGGCTTGTTTTCCGCCGTTTTTGCCGTTTTTCGTGTGGTTCTCTTTACGGTCTTGGTTTTCTTTTCCTCCGGTTCCGGTTGTGGTTCGGGTTCCAGCTGTTGTTCCGTGGCATTTTCTATTTCATACGCTTTCATTCTCAATTCAAACGCTTGCAATTCTTTTCCCTGCAATTTTTCCGCCTCTGAATGTACGTCTATATCCGACCAACCCTGCATTTCTGAAAAACTTTGAAACACTCCGGTCACTTTAACAAACCCGTCAGAACATTTATAAATATTGGTTGCTATGCTGTACCATCCGTATTGGTCTAAATTAAAGCCATCGTCAACCAATTTTACGCCGTATGTGTTCCCAATATCTGTTGTTTGGAATAATGAATAATTGTCGTCGTCGTTGTTTATCAAATCAATAAACTTTTCGCAACTGATAACATTCTGTTCCGGCTGTGGTTCGGGTTCCGGGTCTTTCTTCAAATCCTCAACGGTAACGGCTTTTTCCGGTTCCGGCTTTTTCTTTTCCGCCGGGGCTTTGCTTTTAACAAGTTCCGCCAACGTCAGCGAAACAATATTGTTTGTCAAATCCGGTTCGTTATCCAATGATATTTCCCCGGAAACCGCCGTAAATGTATTATCCCGTTTTTCGTCCTCAATTGCTGCCAACTCCAAAAGATACGGGATTTTCTTTGCGTTCGGGCTGTCTGTTTGGTCTTTCAAATTGTACGTCGGTTTCTTTCGCCAATCTTTCGGGCTAAAATTGAAAACACGGTCAATCGGAATATTCGGGAAATTTTCGTTCCACATCATCGCATATAAATGCAACTGAATTTCCGCTTCTTCGTAAAATCCTTTGCGCCCGCTTTTGAAATCCACAATTGCGTTTATGTATTCTTTTGAACCGGGCTTTGATAACATCGTACACGGTAAATCAATCATTCCGGCGTAATTATGAACGGGGTGTACCAACGCAATTTCCACGGCTAACGGTTTAACGTCATAATCCAAAACAAATTGCGCAAATGCTAATATATCCTTTTTGAAATCATCAGCGTAATAAATGAAATCGGCGGGCAATTTGTTGTTATCAATATAATCTTTCAATTTGGCTTTCAATCCGTCCAAATCATAAACCCGGTTAATTATAAGTTCTTCAAATTGGGCGTGCATAAATGTACCATACGCCGCCCGTTCTGCCTTGTATCGCTCCGCCTCGTCAATTCCTTTGTCGGCAATCCATTTTATCAGAAACGGCGATTGTGGCATTGTTTGGGACAAAATCGTTGTAACTGACGGATAAAATTCCGGGGTTCCGTTGTCGTCAAACTTGTAATAATATCGGTGTCCTTTGCTGTTTAGCTGCCATACTTTATACGGCGGTTCAATCAACGCACCATCAAAAAACATTGCTGTCATTTCCTCAACCGTCATGCCCGGCACAATTTCAAAAGCCCCGGCGGGCTGTTCTATTTCGACGGCATCCAATCCGGGGACAATCTGTTGTTCATCGTTTATTTCCGGGAATTTATCGGCGGGCAATTGTCCCATTGCTTCCGCCAACTTCTTAACCGCATTTACTGCGTTACCCATTGTGTTTGCAATACTTTTTTCCGGGTTTTCCGGCTGTTTCTTTTTCGCTCTCATGTTATTTGCTCTTTAATTCGTTAAACAATACATAAACCATTAATCCACACATTGCAGAAAACAAAAAATGGATATAATTCCAAAATCCGGCAATAAAACATATTACTCCGAAAATGCTAAATATCATTGCAAAAACCTTTGATTGCCACGCATCGGAAAAGAAAACATCAACCATCTTTTCCATTTTTTCGATAAACTTCTTTTTCATGGTTTTAATCCTCCATACCAAACAGATAATCGGCGGAACAACCGCACATTTCGCAAATTATTACTACCCATTCCGGGACAATCCTTTTGGTTGTCCCGTTGCAAAGATTTGTCATATTTACCTGCTGTGCGCTTTCGCTTGCGCCCTCAAACAATCGGGCTGCAATATCCTTTTTCAATACTTTCTTTCCGTTTGCCTCTGAACGGGCGATTGCTTCGTTTACTCTCAATTTCATATTGTTTTATTTTTATGGTTATTACTCTACATGCCCGCAATGTTTGCAGGTTTTTTCCTCAAATATCGGTTCGTATTCATACGGGGTTAAATACCCATCGCCGCCGCAACATTTATAATCGGCGTCGGTAACTTCCATTTCTCCGCCACATACCGGGCAATTTCCTTTTCCGACCAATACCAAATTCAGAAATGCGTCCAAATGTTCGGAACGTACAACCGAAATTCCGGTTGCTTTGATAATGCCGACAACATCAGAAACCGGAACGTCACGTTCGATACTATCAAACAAAGTGCATCCCCAAAATTCCGGGTCGTCTTGTATCATTTCCTTTTGGATTAATTGGTTTACAATGATTGTTTCAACTTCTGTTGCTTTCTTTCCGGCTGCTTTCGCCAAAATGTTCAATTCTTTGTCTTTTCTGATATTCATATTATTTCGCACTATCCCCGTGCGTGGGCTTAACTTCAATGCAAAGGTACAAATATTTTTTTTACTACCAAAGATAAATACTTTTATTTCAAATTTATTTTTGCGGGTTGTTTTGCAATTTACGGCAAACAATATATTTTTGTGGTACCGCATCAACCAAATATCGCTCTCGGTTACTGCGTAAAATTCCCCCGGTGTATATTGATTTATGACGCCGGGGGGCTTTTTATTTCTTACTCTGATAATACAACCATTTGTAAATTTCGCCGTAATATCCGGTTTCCAATACTGCTTTTCGTATGGTCTTTGCGTCGTACTCGCCAAATGTTACGTACTCATTATCCAATTTGAAATAAAAACGCCGTTACGGGGCTAATTTGGGGCAAAAATAAAACCGGGCATTTTGCCCGGCTGTCTTACATTACTAACGTTCCGATTTGCTTTGCTATTTCCAAAACTTCTTTCTTTGTTTTTACTTCATTTGGTATAACCGTACCATTTGCAGATTTTGAAAACGTTTCCCGTGATTGAACCCATACATAAACCGTACCGCCAATTTGATTTTTTTCGGTTGTCCATTTTATTTTACCATATCTTATTTGCCAATATGTACCGCCCCCGAATGGCATATAATGACCTTTGTCGTCATTCCATGATAGAACAACCCGCTTTGCTTTGAAATAACGTGTTCCGTCTGTATTAGTAAAACAAATGTCGTATGCGCTGTTTTGTTTCCATTTTGAACAAAGTTCTTTGCGCTGTTCCAACAATTCGTTTTTTATCTCGATGTCTAAATCATCTAATTTCATATTACTTTGGATTGGTCGGATATTATTTAACATAGAAACTTATCTTTATTCCTCTGCGCAATTTGCAAACGGTTTTATTATCGGTGCCATTAAATGCACGGCACAACATCTTATTAGCCATTTCAACGCCAATCAATTCAATCAATCCTTTTACGCCGACGAACTTGTTAACCTTTTTACCGTCAACAATACCGTTGATTTTAATGCGGAAATTGCGATTAATTTCTTTTGTTGTGTATAATAAACCGTTGTAAATTGTTGTTGCCATTTTGATTTTCTTTTAATTGTTCGGGGTAAACGCCCCGTCGTTGTTGTTTGACAATGCAAATATACAACCTTTATTTTAATTACCAAAAGAATTTCTTTTTATTTTATCGGAAAATGGCAAAAAATTCTGTTTTTGGTTCACAAGATAGTTATTTTGGTCGAATTTTCGATTTAAGCCACTTTTTCGGGCGAAATGTGTAATTTATCCATCCGGGAAAGAAAAGCCCGCTACGGGGCTAAAAATGGGCAAAACGAAAAAAGCCGGGGGAAACCCGGCTAATCCTTGAAAAAATCTTTAATTATATGGTCAAATGTAATTCGATACAAAGATAGTTATTTTTCGATTGTTATAACCTCAAACCCGGTAATTTTTGTATGTGGATTTTTTGAAACAATATCAAATTCACGGTTTTTTATCCGTTTTGTTTTCCATAAAAAACCTAACCAACGCTTATATTGCACAGTTTCCGTTATTAAAAGGCTATCCCGTGTTATAATTTTGCCCGAAAACGTATTATTTTTAATACATCCGTCAAAATCAACCCATTTGTCGGAATACTCAATACAACGTAATACAGTCGTAACCGTATCGCCGGGCAAATATACAACACTATCCCGGACGGTTGCCCGCAATTCGTTGATTGTTTCCATTTGGGTTGTTGTAACCCGTTCCAACTCCCGGTTCTTTGTCTGCAACGTCTTTATCAACTCCGCATCGCTCGCCCGGTATCTTTCAAACTCTGACAATTTCAGTTCCAAAACCCCAACTTTTGCGGCGTTCAAACTATCCTTTGTTTTGTACGTTTCGACGTCCTGCAACAATGTTTCTGTATTTCCCCGGTATCTGTTCCGTTCGTCCGTCAATTTTTCAATTTTCGTTCGTTGCACCCATATTGTTGCAACGGCGGCAACTACCATCGCAATTGCCGCCCAAATCAAATACTTTTTCATACAATTTTCTTTATTGCTTCAAAATGTATCTTTGCAATTCTATCTCGCCCGGCGTCGCTCATCATAAAACGGCAATCCTTTTCCGTATCAAAGAAAAAGTTTTCAGACAATACCGCCGGGGCTTTCGTGTGTACCAATATATAAAATTGGCTTTCTTTGTCCGGGTCGCCGTCGCAATGGTCGAAACGCATTTTCCAACCATCCGGGGCAAACTCCTTTTCTGCCTCATTACAAAGGACGGTTGCAATTTCATCGGCTTTCGTTTTGCCGACGCTTGTATAACATTCCCATCCGGTGCCGCCTCCGGCGTTCCCGTGTATGCTGAACAATACGGCGTTCTGCCCGCAATCGTCATATATCACGTTAGCACGGCGGCAACGTTCCGGTAATGATACGTCGTTGTCCTCCGGTACCAAAATTTCAAACTTTATTCCCTCCGCTTTCAACATCGCCGCAATACGGCGTACAATATCACGGTTAAACTCCCATTCTAACAATTGGGAACCGTCGCCCCAAATGGGGGAACGTTTTCCGGGGGTCTGCGAACCATGCCCGTTTTCAAGAATTATTGTTTTTTGATTCATAGAATAAAATGTTTTTATATGGTTTGTTTTTATTTATATATTTTCTTATTGTAACCCTGCTTATACTTGTTTTTTCTTCTGCTATTCTCATGGAACCATATCTTTTTTTTTCATTTGTAATTGTATTATACGCAATTACTCCTATTGATTTATTATGTTTTTCCCCTCTCTTTCCTAACCATGCTTTAACCGGATTCCTTTTTAGAACTCTGAAAGAATGAAATTGGTTTTCGCTATGGGTTACATATTCCAAATTATTAATGTTGTTATTTTCTTTATTCCCGTCTTTATGATTTACTTCCAATTTAGAATTACCAACAAATGTTTTCATTACCAATCTATGCAGTAATATTTGTTCATTTTTCCCATTTTTAGATAATGTTACAAAGCAATATCCGTTATTATATTTGCTTATTTTTATAAATCTATCATTATGCAATAAACGTGTATTTCCTCTTACAACTATTTGTCTGCTCAATGATTTAACATGCCCATAATTACTAACTTGATAATACCCATCATATCCGGGAACATCTTTCCAAATCTCATTTTCCATAATTGCCAACTTTTAAGAACTGCCAACAAATAAGAAAAGGGGACGGGCTGTTGGCTTGCCCTTTCGGCCGGTAGCTACTCCGACCTATCCCCATTGCAAATATAATTATTTATTTACTCATTTTCTTTTTTATGGGGCTTTTCGCCCCGGTTATTATTCATAAAATTCTGTTGCCCCCTTTTCTAACTCATCCGGTATAAACGGCATACCTACCATTTCTTTGAAGTTTACAATAACCTCAAACAAAGGTTTTCCGTCTGTTCCGCTTTGCAGATAAAAGCCATCATCAATATTTGAATTAGCCAAAAATCTAACTGACTCGCCCTGCTGAATTGGGAATGATATACTTTTAGACTGAATGTTCTTGGCAATCTTTCTGTTTGCTTCAATGGTTGTTGAATATCGGCTGTTTGGAACTTCCGTTAATGAACCATCCGGCGCAACCTTTGCAGCCCAAAAATTGGCTTCATTAATTGTACTTGTTTCGTTATATGCCTGCCCGGAATACTGAATTGTTATAATTCCGTCCGCCTCTGCCAATAAATCTCCTTGAACTTTGTTAGGGTCTGACGCTCCGGGGTCTGCCCATGCGTTATTATTGCTAACCAAAGCCAAACCCTTTTTAATGCCCAAAGGTATATTTCCTGCGGTCTTGTTGTACGTATATCGGTAACTTGCATCGCCTGCCGGGGTCATAACAACAAATTTTGCATAGTCTTTCTGATATTCCAAATATTTTTCCGAAATATGCGAACTATCTGTTACTACCATTCGATTAAACCACGGGGTTATATCCCCCTCAAAATCATTCAGTACCATATCGGTTGGCGTTTGTGATTCAGTAGGATATATAATAACCGCAAATTCTACTGCATCAGCCGGAACAACAAAAGTTTTGGTTGCCTCGTGGATTCCGCTTACTACATCTTCCGAAATAAACAATCTGTCTGCAATGCTCCATCCTGCATTAAATTGCGGTTGGTCATTGTTAATACTAAGTAATTCCGGGGACGGTGCGACCGCTTCCGTTCCGGTGTACTTCATCAAAGCAACAACAAAAGAGTTTTGTTTATCCGTAATCTTAACCGTTGCTTTATAATTTTTCCCCTTAAGTACATGGGTATCAAATCGGCTGTACTTCTTAAACAAAGAAAATACGGGTAAATCCTTTCCGTTATCTTTTACAACCAACTGATTGTTTGAAATACTTACTTTTGCGGCTGTTTTAACAGACAAATATGTATTATCGCCGAAATACATTACATCATTATTGACGTCAATTTCCGGTTCGTCAAAAACCAAAGCCCTTGAAAGGTTCAAAGAGTTGTAACCGTAATATTTATTATTCATTTTGATTTGATACCCGGTAAACGCCATAAATGCTAACAATGCCTTTCCGACTCCATAGTCTTTGCCTACTGACTGAATCAACACACATGAATTTGCCCCAATAGACAATAATTCTTCATTCGGGAAATTGGTTTCTATACGCAAATGAACATCAGTAAATGCCTTTGCTTGACACTCTCCCAAATACAATTCTTTGCGTTGTTTGTCGCCTGCTTTATAGTCAATCTGAACCGCCATAGGGTTGCCGTTTACATCTAATAACGTTTGGTCGTTATCGTCAGCAAATTCAAGTCTAACCCAACCGTCCTGCGTAATTCTGTTATCCCCATATTGCGTTGGCTCAATATACAAGCCAATTAAAAAGGTTGTTCCTCCGGAAATATTTGGGTCGTCTTGTGGGTCAATATCTTGTATAACAAAAGATTTCTTTTTCATATCTTGATATACTGACATACCGCCCTTAACTTTCAAATCAGAAAACCACAAGCGGGATTTTGCATATTTAGAATTTACCAATTCATCATTACCTAACATTGCCAATATTCCCTCTGCATCTTTTCCCGGAACAACGGATAAATCAGCCTTGAAAATCGGGTCTCCATCGGGTGTTTGTCCGTTTCCCATTTGCGAAATACGAACCGTTCCATCCATACTTCCGACCTCTGTTGCTTTAAATGATTTTTTTGCTATTTTATCATTAAACAAAAATGGAACATTTCCCAAATTTACATTTGCTTCGTCTGTATCACTATCGTATTCAATAAAGAAAGGTTTTTTAAATCGTAAATTCTTTGTCTGCAACACAATATTTCCCTGCTCATCGCTTGTTGTTAGGCTGCTATCAATAGTTTTATACCACGGAATAAAATCCCACGTATTTTCGTTCTGAATAGGCAAAAAAATACCTGCAATCCCATTGCTTGTAACGGTTATTGGTGTATTTGCCCCATCAATACTTTCTCCGGCTGCCGGGCTAATTATTGCCTTGTAATTGGCTGCCCCCGGTTCTTGTATAATTTCCAAAATGATAATTCGGTTATCCGATACGGGCGGCAATGTCTGTTGAATTGTTTGGTTGTTGCTCATCTGATAAACCAACAACAAAGTTGTACTTTTGTTGTACGGGTCTGTATTCAGATTTACCCCCTTTTGTACCTCTTGGCGGTTGGCATAGAATAACGCCTTAATCTGCTCGTTTGTCTTTCCTGCTGTTGCCGGGTGCGCTGTTTTAGACAATGCAATAAAAGCCGCATTTTGCTTAATCATACGGTCAAATTCTGTTGGGCTTATTGGGTTCTTTGCGTCTGCCAATCCTGCCGCCAAACCTTTTTCTTTGAGTTTTGCCAAATCTACGTCCGCTAAATCATTCTGAGCAAAATTACCGTCCTTTGCTTTTTTCTCAAAGTCTTTTGCATCAACATTTGAAAGGTTTTTGCTTGCCCCGCCCAATGCCGCCAGCGTTGCGGCAAACGCCGGGGTTTTTACATACTTATCCAAATAATCTTTAATCCATTGTTCGTCCGCTCCTGCCGGAACCCACGGAATTTGTGCTGCATCATTAATTTCTATTGGCAAATATACATCAACCCACATTGCGCCCTGTCTATCTGAAAGGAATGTACCTTTCTGAACCACTTCAACGCCCAATTTCTGTTGGTTCTCTGAAATGTATGTTCCGGTTATTGCTTTTGCATCGCCCAAAAAAGTTTGCGTATAAACCTGCATTTGCCCCAAACCCAAAAGCGGAACGATATTAAACAACAACATATCGTTCTGAATCTTACAATTGGTGCAAACCCCTTTGTTTACCTCAAATTCAAACGGCTTACCGCTTCCGGTAAAAATCGAACCTTTGACGTGTACGGAATCCGCCTTAATTGGGGCGTTGTTCTTATCCCGGAACATCATCATAATAATTTGGCTACTGCCTGCTGATAATTGCTTTAATTGTGCCATAATCATTTGAATTTTTTCTTGTTAATACTATGTTTATCATTAATCGCCTTTATTAGCTTTTCGGCTTCTTCTTTCGTTATACACTTGACTATTTCCGCCGCCATATCTATTGCCTCAACTGCATTGCTTTGTTTGAGTTCGTAATTCTCTTTCATGCTCCAACCCTCCCTTAATATAATACCCAATGTCAGTAATACAACAAAAAATGGAATACTGTAAAAAGGAAAAACCATAAGCCCCAAAACATCAATCATCAATACGTATAAAACTAAACGCAAATAGTCTATGATTTTTTGCCCGGTTTTCCGCATCGGGTGGCTGCTTAATTTTTCTTTTCTCGCTTTCACGGCTTCGTATGCCGTCCAAAAATCAAAGAATGTCGCAAATACTACAAAAACACAACATACAAAGATTATTATCAAACAAACTTTCATGTCGTGTTGAATGAAATAAAAATACTTTTCCATCGGTCTTTTTTGTGGTGCGGATTGTTCCGCACCGGGTTAAACTTTGCATATTTTGATAAAATATTTTTTTTCAAATATTCCCTAACAACAAAAACCTTTGTTGGTGTTACATAACAAATAACGGGCTAACCGTGGAAATGGCGATTATACGCCATTGTTCCCAATTAAAAAGTCTTTCCATAATTAAACTTACATAGTTATTCTACAAATTTATTTAAATACGAAACTGCAAATTCATCTTCATATTCAAGCGCTCCGGTAGCATATAACATATCTTTTATAATTGCACTTAAAATTAGTCCATAATGTACAGTATGGTCTTGATATATATTATATGGTAATTTACCTTGTTCAACGTTCGTTTTATCAGCTTCATTATATATAAAGCCTTTTGTAGACTTTCGCCCGCTCCAAACTGACGTTGAAACTTCTTCTTCATATTGTCCCGCTGTGGCACCTGGTAATATATCACTGCTGTTAGTTTTCAAAGTTGCTGTGATTTTATTGTTTTCTTCATCTATGCTGACAACAGTATATATATCATATTTTTCATCATAATACTGCATGTAAAATTCTAGCCCTACACCAAATATAGGATTGCTTGTAAAGTCTATAAATGGCCGGACATCATCAAAGTAAATATCTACATTACCTCCGACTTCGGGCTGTATGAATGCTTTAGGATGATACATGTTGTAATACAACCCCATTTGATAAACTGCGGCCATGTGGTCTACAAAATGCCCACCAAATAATATCTTTTGCATTCGATATTTGCCGTTATTCTGCAATTCCTCAAAGGTTATATTTACTCCTGCACATAAACTCATACCCCATATTTCACTAGCGCCATAATTTCTTATTGCTCTTATTAATTCAAGTATGTATGCACGCAATCTTGGTATATCTGCGCCATTAGTTGATGACTGCACTATGACCTTTGCATTTTTAAGTGATGTCATTTGTAAATCACCGCCCGTCGTAATAAGTCCTACATTTGAACTTATCATGTCGTCAGAATGACCTCCAAAAGATGACGATGCACAATATTGCAAGGAATCCAAAGGACTTAAAGTACTTCTGAACCTAGCTGCTTCCGAATCTCCAACTACATAAACTGTTTTGTTTCTCAGCCTCGTGTTTGGGACAGACAAACGCGTTTTGTCACCCCTACATAGATTTATTATTGTTTTTTGTCCTAAAACATTAAATTCTTCTTCTGTGGATACATAACCAAAATCTATCGCAGATTCATTTGGCCTGCTACAAACCATATAATATGCGCCTTCTGGTGATTTATAAGCAATTGAACTTTGTATAACAGTTCCATTGCTTATAAAATTTTTATTTATGTCATAAAAACATATAGCCATTATATAGCCAGTTACATAAATCATAGGTGTAGGAATTATCGGAACATACTCTGAAACATACTCCGTCCCATCCTCGCTATATGTCACATCTCCATTTTTAGGGTTAATTGTGCCCTTTTGGAAATTTACGCGCATTGTAAATGGCAATTTCCCTACTTTTGAGTTTTTAAGCCCTTTTATACCATCGATTGTTACTTCATCGGGAATATATTCTATGTTAATATAAGCTTTGCGGTTTTGTGTATTTATGAAAGCACCTAGTATATAATAAACATCATACTTGGGCGTAATTTTTTCCCCTAGAGTGATAGGCACAAAATTTCCTTTAACATCAATATAACTATATGTTGACGAATACTCTGACGTTATTTTATACGTGCTTCCTGCTTTTAGGAAAATTTCTTTTTTTAGAGTTGAAAACATATATGATATGTCTATTGACACACTATCCAATGTTTTTCCCAAAAGATAAAAATCGGAATTTCTTATATTAAACTCCCTTTCTGTTACCCCATAAGGCAGATAATTTTCAAGGCGCTGTGTAAAAGCACTCTCAATACTAATATATTGTGCTACTAACTTAGACACATTAGCGGGAATAATAAAATGTCTTACATTTGCATCACTTGTTGTACTGTCAAACTGAAATCCTCCATTTCTAATAAAATTGCCATATTCATCAAAGCAATAAACTTTATTTAGATTCGGATTTAACTTTCCTTGGTGATTATAAAAATAAATATCTGTAGTCTTTATTCCTACCATATTTAATACAACCAATGGAATTGCGCTGCTTCCCTCGTCCCCAAAGGCGCCTGTGTCAACATTAAACGCTTTATACTCTAATTTTTCAATCAAATTTAGCGATTGTACATTCAATACATTAGCTTTTTCAAAAGTATGTCTTGGTGTATTTATCTCATTCAACAATGCAGTATAGTCGCTATATGAAAGAACTCTTTCAAAATTGTAACTTCCATAATAGTTGTTTCCGGCTTTAGTGTACTTAGTATAAATCCAAAGTTCCCATTTTTTGGACTCTTTGTTAACAAAAATAATTCCTTGGAGTGTTTCCAATACAGAATCCATCCCCTTATCCCTCAAAAGTTGTATTGCTTCATCTATAGAGTATTGGTTTCCGCCACTTGCTCCCTCATTCGTATATCCATCTGTAGGATATAACTGCGAAATGTTTATGTAAAGTGTATTTACATAATTCTCTAGCTCGGAAATTTTTGCACTTGTTGCAATCCCGTAATCTTGTTTTACCCAATTACCATTTTTGTTTGTGAATATAAATACTTGGTCTGTTAATTCAACACCCCCAAAATTTGAATAAACGCCCGGTTCTGACGCTATATAAAAAACATTTTGGTCCGGCGTACCCGGATTTGTTGTTGGGGTTGCTATTCCCGCAAATGTCGCATTATCTCCGACTGTTGAAATAATTGTTAATAATGCGTTTTGCATTATTGCTCCCGTAATTTCTTGGTTGCCGTTCGATTTAATAACGTTGGAAACCGCTTGTTTCAGTTGTTCGTAATTTCCCATAATCTAATTAATTTAATTGTTTTTGAAATCATTATTGAAATCGTTGTTAAAATCTCCTTTATTGCTTATAATATAGCCACGTCCTATTTTCTTTACTACGGTATTTGTTTTAAACTCAATTTCCACGCTCGCCAAATCTCCCTGCGTTTGCCATTTTGGGGTAATTAGAAACGTGTCGCAATCGTATTCCCTTCCGTATTTATCAGTTATATGAATATAATCAGCCATACGGATAAAACGCATAACATCGCAAAGGAACTCCGGTGCCAATATCGTACATTTAAACGTTTTGACTGATATTTGTTTTTCCGGGAAAAAATACCCGTCCCGTTCTTCGCCATCCTCTTCAAATTCATAATCCGGTTTTCCCAACTCGGTACAAAGGTACAACGTATTTTTAAAATCCGGGTTTTTATAGACTATTTGCCCGGCATCAAAAACTAAATTTTCAATGTCCCACCATTCAATTTTAAGGTACCCGGAAACATCTTGTACCACCGTGAACATTTCAGAATACCATGTTTGAACGCCATCCGATAACGTCATATAATATATTCCGTCCAACTGATTTAATGGCATGGGTAAAATTGACGGGTATAATATCACGTCATAACCCAAAGTTTGAAACCGCACAATCTGCAATCCGGTGTCCCTCATGTACGTTGTTATGTTTGCAACTTGCTTTCCGGTCTTTTCATACAATACCACTGACGTAACATTGTTTGACCGTGTGTTTCTCATTATCTGAAACGGTAACAATCTATCAGCCGGGGCAAATAACGGGTAAATCGCGCCGTATGCGTAACTTTTTCTGTGGTTCTGTTCATTTATTGACGTGTACCACGGTAAAACACTTATGTTGTTATTCTGTATCATATTTCAACGTTGCTTTAATATTTCGACTACACAAATTTACCGAAAGTTTATCAACTTGACCGTTACCGATATATGTTTTAACTAACTGCATCGGGTTTGGGTCTGTGGTTCCTGCCGGGAAATTCAATGTTTGTTTCTTTTTACGTTCCAATCCTCCCAAAGCATAATATTGGGAATTATTTATTTTGAAATTCCGTGCGGGCATATCATAAACCCAATATGTCGGTTGTATATTGATAAACGCTAAATATCCATTTTGCAAAAAATATTCTACGCTATCAACGGTTTGTCTTGTAAACGGCAATTCCAATTGTCCACCTCCGGACGGCATAACCGCCGCAAACAATGCGAATCCATCCAAACTAATTGCACCGGGGTTTAACAACATCAAATCAATATCGGACGTAAAATTGGAAATATTTATTTCTTCTATCTTTCCGGCTGTTACATATTTGGACGTAATTTCTATTGGTAAACCCTCAAATGGTGTTGTTACATCATCCATCCACTCAAATTGATAACGTTCCGGCATTTCTACTTTGTCAAATGAATATTCAGACGTTGCAAAAGCTAATTTTTTGCCGTTCCTAACGTTTTCTAATTGTGTTAAATCATAATCAATAATCGGGTTATATCCATACGAACCGCCATTTCTAAACCAACTTACCTGTTCAATTTTAAATTTTCCGTCCTCAATATACCAATAACATTTGTAAATATCCCGTAACATCGTCATAATCTGTTGTAATGTAATCGGGGCTTTTTGCGCCGGGGTTTTATATTCGCCATTAATGATATTACTTTTCTGACTTATTAGCAACTTAAATGACCGCCCGGAAATAGGATTGTTTGTGTTATAAAGAAATTGGCTGTATTCCGGCGTCGCTTCATGCGTTATTCCGGGCGCAAATTCTTTTAATAGCACATTGATACATGACGACAATGTAAACGCATCACGCAAAGTATATGCTTTTCGGGCTTTTTCCTCTAATATCCAATCCATCAGATAAAACCCAAACCATAACGACGCATAACGCCACGTTGACCGGGCGATTGGATAAAACGTTTGTCCATATATGGAATAAGGCGGCTCAAAATACTTTCCACTGTCGGCTAATCCCCACTCGGTCGGCGTATCTGAAAAATTATTAGATATAAATGCCACGTCGATTGCGTAACCAATTGCCCGGCGGTAATTTCTATTATTATCTACAATATCATCGGACGACAACGGGTATGTATCTAAATCGTCTATTTTATCAACATCAACCAAATATCGGGCGTATATATTATAACTTTTCATATCGGCGTGCATCGTACCCTTTGCTCCGGAACCCTCAACGGCGGTTAAATCAAATTCCAACGTATCAAAAGGTTCTTGCGTTATCTTTGTATACCGGAACATTGCCACATCATCAGAACGGCGGCGTATCTCAACACCTGCTAGCCCAATAGGTAGCCCACCCGCAACTCGTTTTTGTGCAATATGGATATAATAATTTACATTTAATTCCGGGTATAAATCTCCCACAAATTCATCAGGACTTACACCCGTCGATATCCGCCCACTATAAAGCCCGGATATTACCGCCGGGGAACCTTGCGACGTAATTTTTATTTCTTTCAAAATATTACATAGTGCAAAATGATAGGTTTGTATTAATGCGTTTTGGTCAGTCGTGGCGTTTGCGTCTTGTTCCCAATTCGTGCCGCCCAAAAAGCACGAAACAATACTATCTCCGGGAACGTATATTTGTATCAATGGGCGTTTTCTTATTGTAAGAAATTCGATTTGTGGGGCCAACTCAATTAAATTGTATTCCTTTTCCAATCCTGCCAAAACGTCGTTGTATTGGTCTATTGTTTCCGGCTGTACCGTAACCAATTTATCATCATCATTAAACGTACAATCCGTTTTCATAAACTTTGCTTTATAGTATTGATTGTATGTTTGTCCCCAATCATCGCTTTTTTCGATATATAGGAAAAATTCAGAATCAAACGGGGCATTATTGATAATATCGTAATCAGCACGGACAAAGTTTATTTTACCGGACAATTTAGCCCGGTAAAACCTTTGATTTGTTTCCAACTCATAATCCAACGTTAAATCATCCTTATAATTGGGGCAGACGGTTTGTTTGGTTCCGTCCTCCCCTATCTGCAAAAAGAATCTATATTTTGGTGTCATAGTCTTTTTATTTTACGTTTCAAATTCTTGTAACTTTCAATCGTATTTCCGTCGCCATCCACGTAAACCCGTCGTCGGTTCTGTTCCTTAATTTCCCTTACATCATCCGACAAATTGCGTAAATCCGGGCTTTGTCCGGTAACGTTTAACGTCAAACCGTCGCCGTCTGAATAGGATTTTAAATACTTATGTGCAAACGTACCATTGTTTAGCGAATTGATAACGTCCGGTATTATCTTTCTGAAACGGCGTGAACTTCGTTTATTTATCACGGCGAAAAATTCGCCTCCCTCGGCACGTCGGCGGGTTCCGTCCGGTTTCGTCCCTAAATCAATATCATTTCCGCTTTGGTGCGAACCGCCCTCCAAAAGTTCAACGGTACCGTCGCCGTATGTTTCCGTTCCTCCGGTTCCTCCAGTCTGTTTTGCCAATTGCGCCGCCTTGATTTTAGACGCTGCAAAACTCGCCCACATTACGGCAATTGCAGGTATTGCAAACGGGAAACCTAATTGCGACCATATCAGCGCCGTTGCTGTTACCATGTTTCCGATTTGCTGCAATGTTTGTATTGCTGCCTGCTGTTTTTGCGCTTTCTGTTGTTCTTTCAACGCCTTTTCTTGGTTTTTCTTTGCCAAATCCAACTCCTTTTGCGCTTGTACAACATTATTGGCGTACCCGTTTGCCCTTGCTTCCAATTCTGCATCCAACGCCGATTGTGCGGCGGAAACCTCTTTATCCGCTTGCTCAACGGCTGCATCTGCTGCGGCAACACGTGCCGCCGTGAATGTATTTAACGCATCCAATGCGTATTGCATAGACGTATTAATTGCCTCTTTTTGGTCGTCGTCCAAATTAAGCCCAAACAAACCGTAAATGTCTGTTCCTCGTTCCTCCCCTTTGGATTGCTCAATTTCTTGGTCTATTTTTTTAATAGTGTTTTGAATTGTTTGTACCTCAACATCAGACAATTTATTGGCGGCTTGCTGATTTAATTCTAAAACCTTTTGCAAACGTTCCTTTTCTGCTTGCAAACGGAATTGAGTTTTCCGGGCTTCTGAATTTCTCAACAAATCAAACTCCGATTGTGCCAACGCTTGTTGTTGGTCGAATATCTGTAATTGCGCTTGCAAATATTCGTCCACAATTCCGGCTCCCTTTGCGTCAAAACTTGCATTAATCGCCCCGGCGTCTTGCTGTTGCCCGGTCGGTTTCTGTTGGTTCTGTAATAATGCGGTTTGTCTTTCGTTTTCCAACAACTGCATCCGCAATTGTCTTTCCTGCTCGCTTCCCTTTTTGACTGCTTGCAAACGTAATTCAATGCTTTCTTTCTGCAACGCCAATTCCTGCAATTGTCGGTCTTGTTCGATTTTCAATAACGCCTCGGTTTGTTGCTGTTCCAACGCCGTAATTGTGGCGTTTATCGCTTGGCGTCCGGTTTCGTTCAAATCCTTTTCGGTCTGCAATTGGTGTTGTAAATCCTCAATTTGGCGGGAATACTGATATTGCGTTTGTTGGCGACGCTTTGCCCATTCGTCGGTTTCCAACTGCAATTGTGCATCCTGCAATTTTCGGGTTGCTTCCAAATTCTTTTTATATGCCGCCTCAATTTGTTTTGCTTGCTGTTCTGCTGCCTTTTCCGCATCGCTTTTACCCCTCGGCGTTACGGTTGGGTTCTGTGTTGTTACGGGTTTGTTCCCGGTCGGTTCTTTTGGCGTATCTCCGACGGAAACGGGGATTGTTATCGGCTTTATTTTCTTTTGCATATCATCCAACCCCTCTTTGAAATTTTGGGTAATGTCCTTTACTTGTGCTTTTACCAAATTTCCGTATGCGGCTGCATAATCTGACAACCCTTTTTTAACGTCGTCAAAATCCAACGTAAACGCTCCCTTTAATGCGGTTCCGGTTGCTTTGACTATATCAATAAAGAATCCAAACAAATTTCCCAACGTATCAAATGTTGTTTTGAATCCGGCAACAATCCCATTCCAAATTGCACGTATCAAAACACTTTCATTGTATAACTCAATCAAGTAATTGACAACATCAATAACCCCTTTTATTATCGCCGTCAATCCTTGGTTAACAAAAACTTTTGCCTGCGTTGTCAACGTTTCAAAATTTCCTCCGATTGCGTCAAACAACCCGGATAATGCGTTTTGCAACTCAATTTGGCTTTGCAATTGTTCCTCCTGCAATTGCGCCAAAACTCCGGCTTTCCCTTTTACTTCATCCATGTTTGTTGAAATATCTTTCAACGTGCGCAAATACTGCAATCCGGCGTCCTCTCCGGGTCCCCCGAATATATCTGCAATTGCAGCTCCGACCGTTGCCGCATTATCCGGCAATTCTGCCAATTTTGCGGAAACGTCTTGTATAACATCGAACGTTGTTTTGGTTCCGGTCTGCAAATCTTTTTGAACTTGTTCCGACGAAATACCGATACCGTCCAAAGCCGCCGCCGTCGCCGTCGTCATTTCACGCAAACGCAAATTTGCCTCCTTAATTGCGTCAACGCCTTTGTCCGAAAAGATACCCATTTTGTTTGTTTGGGCTACAATCGCAACAAATTGGTCTGCTGATATTCCAGCCTCTTTGAAATATGCCGGGTATTCTTTCAACGTGTCTAAAAATTCCCCGTTCGCATCGGCTCCGGACAAAAAACCATCCTTAACCAACTGCAATGCCTCATTTGCAGAAATACCAAATTGTTTTGATAATGCGTTTGTTGCAATCAATGTTTCCCGGAAATCTGCGCCGAACGAATCTGCGACGGCTTGCACCTCATTTCTAAACGCTTTCAAATCATCGCCACTTTTCCCGGTAAATTGTTGCGTCAATCTCGTTGCCTCAACTAACCCGGCGTTATAATCGTACCACCATTTAAACGCCGCACCCGCCGCCGCAATTCCGGCAATCGCCAAAAAAACCGGGTTTGAAAGTAATCCCAACAAAGTTTTTCCCAATGCTTTTGCCCCGTCGCCAATAGCTGTAAAAACGGCTTTACTTTCAGCCCCGCCATGTCCTAACGCCAAAAGACTTTCGCCAAATGCGCTATTTAAACCTAACGTTTCTTTTAATTTGTCGCCATACGCAATAATTGCGTCGGACGCCTCCGTATAATTTCCGACGTTCAATTGAAATTTCCCGGTTGCTTCCTGCAAACGTTTCATTTCTTCGTATATTTCTTTGGTTTGTGCAACCAATTTTCGCCCCTCCTCGGTGTTTTCCCGTTCGGCTTTAGTCATGTTGTTTAAATAAATCTTATTCAATGAATATTGCGCCGATAAACGGTTATAACTACCCTCGGCGGATTGATTTATTTTGATAATCAATTTATTTATTTGGTTTGCTTCCTGCTTTGCCAAATTCAACTCCGCTAATTTTTTGGCGGCGTCGCTTTCAGCAAACGCCAATTCTTTTTGCGCACGTGCCAAACGGTCGGCGTCGTCGGCGGCTTTCTTTGTCTTTTTCCGCCCGTCCTCCGTGGCTCCGGAAACCTTTTGCAATGTAGCCGCCAATTGAATCGCCTCGGCTTTGATACTTGCCAATGCGTCCGTATATGTGTCTTTTAACTCGGTCAATTGTTTTATTAATTCCTCAATTGAGTTATCCGGCTTTACTAAATCGCTGTATTTTATCGGTTGATTATCTGTCATATTTAAGAGTATTTAAAAATTAAACCATTTGTTTTTTTATATATCCCCCTGCAACATTTTGATATATTTTCACGGTGTGTATTTGTTTCTTTTGCGGCTATTGTTATGTTTTCAAACTCATTTATAAATCTTCCGTTCAAAGAATAGCATTTAACACGCCTTGCCCTTGCAGATTTTCTTCCTTTTAATTTTATTCTTGTAATAGGATTGTTGCAATTTTCCTTTTGTGTAACCCAACGTAAATTTTCATAATGATTATTTAACGGGTTCCCGTCTATATGGTCAACATACGGTTTATTATCCTTATTTGACACAAACGCCAATGCTACAAGCCTATGAATTAATACAGACTTTCGTTTGCCTACATTATCGTATAAATACACATATAGATATTTACGTGCTTTCCCCGGACTTAAAACTTTTTCTTTGCGTTTTTGCTCTCCCGTATTACATTTTGTTTTACGTTCTAACGATTTAACACGCCCGTAATTGCTTACTTGATATATAGGTTTATACCCCTTTACATCTTTCCAAATTTCATTTCTCATATTTCTATTTTTTTAGTTTATGCAAAGTTATTATTTAAAACCATATCACTTCTATATATCTGTGTTATTTTCGGGAAATTTCCCCGTATTTCGATTTTCTTTTCTCAAACGTATATTTTATTATCTGCCGGGAAATAACGCCGGAAATCGCTTTATTTTACGTTCTTCTGTTTTTGGGCTTTTCTCGCTTGTTCTTTTACATACTCAAATGCGTTGTAATATTCCAATACGGTAAATCTTTTCGGGTCAACGTGCAAATTCTGCGACAATATCAAACACATATTTTCAAATTGTTTGTCGTATCGTATTTCTACGCTGTCGGCTCCCGAAAATGATTGCGGATTGAAATACGTTATCAACTCTGCTGTAATTTCGTCAATTCTTTTTGCATCCGTTTCGGTTGCTTCCCCGGCTATGATTGTGCGCAATAAAATAACCGTTCTTTCTTTCAGTTGGTCGAAATACTCTTTTAATGCTGCATCATCAAATATCCGGGGAAAATACAACCGCAATTCTTCATCTATTTTTTTTTTAACCGCTTCCAAATGGGCGGTTAATTCTGCGTTCGGAACATCGGCGAACAAATCAACTATCTTTTGCAATCCGTCGTCTGATAAATCATTGCACGGGTTCCCGTCAATGCTCTTTACTAAAACCGCAAAAGATAAATACCGGGGCGAAATCTCGGATTGTATGAAATACACATTTTGGCGCATATTCTCTAACTCAACCGTCGCCAACTGCGGGGTTTTGCTGTGTGCATATCTTATCGTCTTTTCAATATGTTTATCGAAATCCGACAAATCGGAACCAACCCCGGCGTCAACCAAAAGCATTTTGTTATACTTGTGGAAACGCAACATCGGCAATTCGTCTATACTATCATACAATACAACATTATGTTTATTTATAATACATTCTTTCATATTATGCCCTCCTAAAACTATATCCTTTTGCGGTTTTCCTTTCCCCTTTTAAGCATTTACATATATTTTGGTGTGATATACCCAACTTCATACCAGCGATATTTATACTTTCAAATATTTGTATATTATCACCTTTTTTGCATATTATACGACAACTTCTCCCATGTCCTTTTCCACTTTCACAATATCTATAATCTCTTATTTTACAACGCCCTAAACTATCTGAATATTTAATATTTTCAGATTGCGTACACCATTCTAAATTATCAACGTTGTTATTAAGCGGGTTACAATCAATATGATTAACATTAGGCTTTAATTCAGAGTTAATAAGGAAATGCATTGCTACAAGTCTATGAATATAACACCACCGCTTACCATTAGCGTTGTATAATGCTACCGACAAATAACCCTTATTTGTTATTTTAGGTTTTAATATTCTACCTGTTTTATTTTTTACATTACCCATATTGCTAATATAATATGGGTAATCCTTAATTTTTACATATTCTTCATTCATAGCAATTTACGTGTTATCATTGTACTACAAAAGGGAACGCCCAATAATACGGGGTTCCCGGTCATAATCAGCATAAGAACGGACAAAATAACGCCCGCCCACCACGACAAACAGAAATCGCAACTAAACATCTTTGCAAAGAAATCGTTCCCGTGAACTTGTACCCATTCAATAACGCCCCATTTGCGCAATAATGTAAGCACAAAAGCCGCCAACATTGCGACCAATATAACGTAAAAAATAAATTCTTTCATAATCTTACAATTTACATGATTCTCCAATACTTAATTCTCCATAGAACCGGAACCCGCCGTACGGGTGCATTAAAAATTGGTTGTCTATTTCGTCCAAAGAAAAACCCCGGTAAATATTTTCCGCCAACTCATAAACCTTTGTTATTTTCAAACGCCCATGTTTCAGCCAAAAGCCTCCGTTCAACACGTCCAATATTTGCCGCTTAACTGCTTCTTTGTTCCGGTCGCTCGCATCGTTGAATATCTTCCGGAAATCAAACCAAAAGATAAGGGAAAACGAGGTTTTTAGCCCTATTGAAACGCCGGATTCCCAACTAACGTCCTGCGGGTCGTCAATCCAAAAAAACGAAAAATTCCCAATATTTGCATCCGGGGTTACTTCTATATAATCGTTTCGCCCTACATAAACGCACGGGGTAAAATAACGTTTCCGGTTCCCGTCATATTTAACAAGTCTTTCAGCCCGTCCAAATGCTTTGTCCAACCACGGTAAATTATCAACCAATCCGGTTTGTATATTTCCAATAATACGGTCTAATAATTCCGGGTTCGCAATTACCGGGGCTTTGTTATTCGCTGCCATATATCGTTTTTTTTGCCTCTGTTATTAAATCCGGGAAAATATAATGCCATATAAGGATTTTAATATTTTCGTCCGTTAAACCTAAAATTTGGCGTCCATACTTTTTTATTAATTCCTCGGTTTTCCAATCCGCCGCCTTAATTTCAAATTGTTTGTCGCCAACTTCCAAATAAAAGCTACTTTGAAAATCGCCCTCATCCCTTAACGTTACCCGGTTTGTAGGCTGTCCCTTTGCCTCTTTGATTGCAATTGTTACCGGGCTATACGGGGCGTAATCCATGATTGAAACGCCCAAACGGTTAACGCCTTGTTCAAACAATTGTTCCTCGGCGTTCATATCTATTATATACGCCTCGTTGTCCCATATTATTTTTTGCACTAACCGCCCGGACGTTAATTCATCGTTGAACTTAACGACCCGTTTTAATAAGTCGTCAATTTTTCCCATTTACAATTATTCTTTAAAATTATATACAACTTTCATTTGAAATTATATATTAAACAGTTCTGTACCTAACGCCATGATTGTTACAACTCAAACAAATGCGGTCTAATCCTTGCGTATCTAACCGCAAAGCCTCATACGCTTTTTTAAGGTCATAACCCAACCCGCCGGGACGAACCCCGGACGTATTGCCGTCCAACTCATACAGAATATCGGTGCGGCTTGCATTTGACTGATTGCGGTTAACCCTAACGTTGGGATTCATTGCTAACGTTCGCAAACCTATTGCCGCAACCTGCCTTTGAATAACGGTTTGGAACATCTGCCGTTGCGAAATAATAAAGTCGGTCAAATCGCAACCAACCGTTATTTCGCAATTTAGCCCGTAATTGTGGGTATTTGTGTACATAGTATAAGCCACGTCCCATAATTCCGGGTATTGCTCGAATGTTTCCGGGGCGTCAACCTTAAACGGGGAAACCTGCAAATACTTTGTCATTTCTCGCCATGTTTCGACGGAACCAATGTTGCACGTTCCGCACGGCTCCCGGCTCCAATCCTTTGATACGTTAATTGCTTCCATTCCGGCGGGTAATTCGTCTTGATTGTAGCAAAGGAACCACGACCCCCCGGCGTTGTTCTTGTCGCTTATATACGGCAAATAACAATCAGTTAACGGGAACCACTGAAAACCGCCATTTGTAACGGTAAAATTCAAATCAAAAGTCTTTATTGGGTCTATCTGCGACGAATGAAACAAATACATTCTAACAACCCCGGTTCCCCCGGTCATTTGCAAACCTATCTTTTCAATTTTCGCCGTCACTCCCATTGCACGAACCGGGACAATTTCAAATCCTACCAACTTATGATTGTTTTGCAACGTCGCCCGTATGCGTCCGGCACCATCAAAGAACGTTTTTCGCTCCAACAAATTACGTGTTTCTTTATCCAACTGCTTAATCTGTGTAAACGTCTGTATTGCGGTCGCAATTCCGTTTCGGGTCATTCTCTCCAAAAAGTCCGTCAACATATTATACGGTTTCCAATATGGGTTTCCGTAATCCTCCCGGCTGTAATCATTATTAAAATCGCTTGCCGTTGGTTCCTCTCCGGTGTTGTCAATTTTAGCAATCCAAACAATACCGTTATGGCTCACTTTCTGCCCGGCTTTGTACGGCAATATCATGTTCCATTCCGGGTATTGCAGCCCCCAATCATCCGGCATAATCGCCGCCATATTATCCAACGTCAAAAGCGGGTGCGCACCTTGAAAATACAACCCACTTTCCGTCTGCGTTAAATTGTCGTCTATCGCCTTTGCCGGGTCGTATGATTGCTCCCACCCGCACACATTTTTTAACGCTTCGCATATTTCATTTATTCTTATCATAAAAACGCCCATTTATTTCCCATATTAGAAATTAAGATTGCAATAAATAAGGGGGCGGGGATAACCACCCCGTCCCCTCGGTTAAATAATTCGTTATGCTCCGGCGTTATGCGCTCGCACCTCCGGCGGGAAATGCTGCGGCGTTGGTAACATATACAGGCATACCCAAAGGTTCGTTTTGGTCACGTGCTGCAATCTGCGCTTTGATAATCGGATTTGCAACCTTTGTTGGGTCACTGTTATAAGCAACCAAAAAGGCAACATCAACACTAAATCCGAAATACTCCTTAACGGCGCAAGTCAAATCCTCTGTTGCTGCTCCTACTGTTGCACTTTGGTCGCCAACCGAAGTATAGTAATGTGAACCAACTGGCAAATCAATCATCGGCAAACGTACAACATCCCATTCATGGAAATTGGCACGTGTACGGCGCAATGCTTCACGGTCAACACGGGTTAACACGCCAACGTTACCATCTTCAACAGCAAAGAATGTTCCATTTTGGCTTACTTCGTTTGTCACGTTGTTTGTGTAATGGAATTTCTTTCCGGCGTATTCCAACTGTTTGTTTACGTCGTTTGTCGCTCCATGCTGCGCCAACTTGCGAACCAAACTTTCGATTCCGGCGTTGCAAACGATATGCGGCATACGTGGGTAACAATTGGCTCTCATAATTGGGTCAATGTCGCCCAAAATTTCGGTTGCCATTTCCTTTTTAACCTTGATAACGTTACCGGAAAAGTCATAATTCAATTTGTCTTTCAATACCTGCGTTTTCTGTGCTTCCAACGCTGCAATTGCGCCTTTGTCTAACGCATCAGCCAACGCACGTGTATATTTTTCCATTTTACGGTAAAAGTCGTGTTCATACGAAATTTCATTGTTCGTATAAGCCGCCGGAACCATAGTAAAACCGATTGTGTATGTTGCCCACACAACGGTATAAAGTGCGGACGTATTTTCGTCGTCCTCAATTACACATGAACGGACGTTGCCAACGGTAACATCGCCATCGTAATTGATAACCGGGATTTGCACGGTATTACCCATTGAGGCAAACGCCCTTTCCCTCAACTTTGGGTTAATAATGGAATTTGCGGCGTTGGTTTGCTCAATAAAGAAATCTAATGCGCCATACTCACACGGGCGGGTCATATTGCGGTCAAATTCCGGGTTCTGAACTCGCCAATTCTGTAATCTTGTTGCAATTAAACTCATAATGTTTTATTTTAAATTGTTATTAATGCGGGTTTACCCTTTACCCGTGGTTGTTTTATCTCTCCGGCAATGCTGCAATATTGTTGTCTTTCCATGCTTGCGCCATTGCATCCTCAAACTCTTTGGAACCTGCGGTCATTCCCTGCGCCATCAGATTGTTACTAATTGCGTCGTATGCTTCAACACGTGTTTTGCATCCTGCAACGTCAATTACTACGCTACCGCCTGCGCCTCTACCTCCCGGCGGGATTGTTCCGCCTCCCGGCTGTTGGCGTCCTTTGTCAATTATTCCCATTGCGTCCAATTCACGGGTTAACAACTCGCCCGGCGTAAATGGGTTTAACTGATTGTTCGGGTTTCTCATAATCGCCCCGGTTTCGTCCTTAAACGCCAAAATTTTGCCGCCTTTGCCATCGTCGATATATTCCGGGTTCATTCCCTTGATTTTATCGTTAGCCTGCTGCAAAATAACCTTTGTTACACTTTCCGGCAAACCTGCCTTAAATTTAAGCCCTGCGGACGCTGTTTGCAATTCGTTGTCTATCTTAATGCCGAACAACTCTTTGGCGTGGTTTTCTTTTTCTGCCTCAAACTTTTTGTTCAACTCTGTATATTGAGTTGTAACGTTTGCCAAATCTGCTTTTGCCTGCTTTAATTGCTTTGCGGTTTCTGCATCTGCTCCACCGTCGGCAATTACTTTTTCCAAACGGGTTTTCTCTTTTGTCAATGTTGCAATCTGTGATTCCAACCCGGTAACGCTTTCCGCTTTTGTCTTAAAATCTCCCAACACACGTTTTGCGTAATCGTATGTTTTTTCAGTTCCGTTTTTCTCAACTCCGGACGCTGCCAAAATATCCACATCCAAATTGCCGTAAATTTCCCCGGTTTTCTTTGCTATTACACTATTTTCGTCATTCTGTGATAACGTTGTAATTGCGTTAATCTGTTCGTCAGTCAAACCGGACAAAGCCGCATTCGCTACCAAAATTTCTCTTGTTAATGCCATAATATTACCCTTTTATTATTAACTCAAACTAAATACGCTCAATGCTCCGGTATTGCAATCTACCAACGCAACCTTATATGTTGGTGCCTGCGGTGTTGTTACGTCTTTCGACCATGCCAATACCTTTGATTTGTTTGTTACTTTTGCCGTTTCCGGTGTTACTACAATAACATCGTTAATCGTTCCGGCTTCAATACATTCTTTCAATTTCTTTTTTGCGGCTTCGTCTATCGTCGCAATTGGTTTCGTACTTGTAACAATCAAATTGTCCTGCTGTGCAATCTGTGCCATATCTTTATAATTTTTTGGTTTAACTTATTTGTTTGTTTCCGGCGCATCCTGCTTTGCTTCCGGTGTTTCCTTTGATTTTCTTCCCGACTTTTCCGCCGTTGCCAACAATCCCTCGGCTTTCAGTTCTGCAAGAATTTCGGCTTTCATAGCTTCTTTCATTGCTTTTTTCTCTGCCTCTGCTGCCTCTGCTTTGGCTTTTGCACCGGCTTCGGCTTTCTTCTGTTTTTCTGCCTCCAATTTAGCCTCGTTTTCCTGCAACCATTTGTTCGGGTCGTGCATTACATCAACGGTAAAACCCTGCTTTCTCAAATTGTGCAACCCAAAAGATTCAAAGAACTTTTTGCCGAAAACCTGCATACGTGGTTTTGAAATTCTTTCGCCCGTGTCTTGGTTGAATTTCTTAACCTCAATTCGGCAATGATAACAATCTTCCTCGCCCTTTGGTACAATAAAATTTTCCGGGGTAACGTCTAAAATATTGACGTCTTTAATTTGCCCCTCCTCTGTTCTCACTTGCATACTCGTAAAATTTATTAGTTATTACTTTTATTTTCTCGGAAAATGGTATTTGCGTTCCAAATTCCAAAATATTTGTATTTTCTCGCTCAAATCTGCGAATAAAATTAGCAAAATTCAGTTTTACACGCAATTCCGGTTCGCTAATTATCTGTTGCCCATATAAATTTAATACCTCGGCACGGGTTAAATGTCGGTACGGCTCCAATTCTGCCAACACTAACATACGTTGTAATTGGGTCGAGTCGTTCCGGTACTCCGTTTCGATAATTTGGTTTTGCATTGCGTCCAATTCTGCCTCACTTGCTCCGGTTTCCTTTGCTAACTTGTAACGTTCCCGCAACTCCATTGCATCGTAAATATAAAATTCCGTGCCTAAATTGATTTTTGCAGAAACAAACAAATTGCCGTACCTCAATCGGCAAACCGTTTCATCAACGAATTGTTGCGCCGCCTCAAATCCTTTCTTTACCCGGTTTAAAATTGTGCTTTGGCTCTCAAAATTTGCTTTTATCTGTTGTTCATTCAATGCGTCCCGTGTTGTTATTTCCTCATTCGTTCCGACAATAGACGTGATAATATTGTTGCGCAATCGCTCTTCCTCGGCAACATTATAATCCAAACTATTACGGTCAACGGTCAACATCTGAACCGGGTTGCGCAAATCCGGTTGTTTGTCGCCATCGGGAACGGGTATTTCAACAAAAGAACCAACCCCGGCAATTCGTTTGTCGCCACATTTCGGGCAACGCTCTAATATCCCGGCTTGGTCTAACTTGTAACGTCCTTGTTTGTCTTTCAAAAACCCGCCGTCGCAATAATCGCCATTTTCTGCGTTGCTGAAATCGCAACTTTGTTCATAGCCGGAATAAATAGGATATGAACCGTACATATCCAAATGCCGTTTTGATATATGATAAAACAGATACCAATCCATGCTTTCCAACTGCTCGGTCAATGGCGACGCCTTAACATCGGGTTCCCTCAAACTTATTGCCTCATTCCAAAAGAAACGGGCGGGGGTATAACCTAAATCGTGGGGGCTGTCAATCAGCAAATCGCCAATATTCCCGTCTTTCTCCGTAAATACCCGGTATCTCTCATCGTCAATTACTGCAATACGTTTGTCGTCCTGCTTGAAAATTATCCATCGCATAACGCCCGTTACCGGGTCTGCATCAAACGTTATTACCTGCTCAATTGGCAACCAATAGAAATACGGACGGGGGTATTTATCGGCGGCGTCTTGCTCCGTTGGCAAATCCACAATTAGAACGCTGTTAATTTCGGTTTTGAAATATTCCCACCCTTTAGAACTCCAAATTTCCGGCTCCCTTAAAACGTTCTGTCTATAATACTCCCAATCGTCCCTTTGTCCGCTCTCCATAAACTGATAATTGAACGCCGGGTTACGACCGTCAAAAATTCGGCTCAACTTATCAAAGCAAATTCCCGTTACCTCGTTGGTCTTAACGGGGTAACGGAAAAGAGTTTTGAAAATTTTAAACTTATCGTCGGGTATAAGGTTTGAAACGAAATTCAGAAAATCCGTTAACGGTTGACTGATATACGGCGCAACAAAGGTTTCGGCGTGAAACTTAATGCGCTGTTGGTGTACAATCGCACGGTTAATCGTCGCCCCTTTCTTTTGCTCCGTAATCTGTTTTTTTATGTCGTTTATACCTAATCCCATAATCTTTGCTAAATTCAAAATTTGAGTTTTCCGGCAACTGCCAACCGCCGTTGTTTCCCATCATCAACAAACGTTCGGCGTGCGTTATCTCAAATTCTCGTTTCATATTGTGTTGGGGACAAACCAATAAAACTTTTGTTGTCTTTGTCATAGCCTCGTTCTTTTCTTTTGTTTTACCATAGACTTAACGTAATTTACTGAATACTCATTTGTTGAATGAATAACAACCGCAAAGTCATTTGAAAAATCAATTGAAAAATCCCCTAACGTTACTATGCTCCCGCCTTTAAATCAGTTAACGGGTTGAAATCCTCCGGCGCAATAATTGCCAAATCGTCCGACCAATTCGGCAAAAATGCCCATTGAATGTTGTTGCTATCCGGTGCCTCATATCCGCCCAATGTTTTATCGCCGATAAACAAAGAACGTATTGGAATCGGATAATGGGTTGTTGCTGTTTTTGCGTCTTGAATTGCTCCAATTGCGCCGTTTTCGTCAAACAGATAAACGCCCAAATTGTCGCCCCAACTTTCGCACTGCAATTCTTTCAAAGCCTTGATAATTTTCTGTGGCAACTTTCGCATAACCCCGGTAAATGGCGTTGGCTCACGCCCCACAATTTCCTCAACGCCTCCCAATGTTTCGTTACCACCTCCAAACGTTCTTGCTGCGCCTGCTTCTGCTGTCGGGGCTTGAATGTATGGGGAAATAACAATCTTTGTATCATCGTCAGCCGACAACAACGGCGTCCACGACGCTTTTTTTTCAATACCTGCATCGGTTTTAAATGAATTTTTTTCTCCGGTGCTTTTGTACAATCTTTGAAATGCTACTTTCTGAATCTGCCCAAAACTTTCCGGGCAATTACTTACGGGAATATCGGGCAAAGCCGTACCCGCCGGACACTTACAAATCATAATCCTAAAATTTTAATATTTAAAACTCGTTTTACTATTTCCGGGGCTAACTCTTTACCCCATTTATCTTTTGCAAAGTTATAATATTTTTCCGTTAAACTCTTGCGTATATGGAATAAATTGTTAGTTACGACGTTTAACGCCCCTTGTTGCTTGGCTGTATGGTCGTGTATCGCCGTCCGCCAACTCTTTTTCGTATATTCCGGTCAATCCGTCCTCCGGGTCGTCATGGGCATTTGCCGGGAAATCCCTCAAAAATCCGGTTAAATGCTCATATATCTTTGGAAAACGCTGTTCCCATCCAATCGGCATTATTATTTGTGCATTTACCATCGCTGAATTTGTTATAATTCGGCTTTCCTTGTTTGCCCCTTGATAAAATGGTTCTGTTACTGCTTTTAGTTTTTTTCTTATAACCTTTTCAAATCCGGAACCGCCGTTGTTACTTTCAATCCATGCTTTTTGCGTTCCGCATCTGTTTATCATTTCCGGGACGGTAACGGCTGTTATTTCCGTGTTTTCCTGCGTAAATACCATGTCAGTAATTAGCGCATACAGAATCGGTTCAAACCGTTTCTTTTGCTCGTTCCATGCCTCATTACCGGATTTGTAAACGTCATAACATGCCGAAAATGTAAAGTCGTCGCCCTCGTCTGCAACGTCTGTGTAATTGCCACTACGTACATACGTCCCCCATTCGGATTTGTCAACGTATGTTCGGAACGGGTTCCGGTACAATTTACCCTCTGCGTTTCCGGGGTTGCCTTGATACAAACATTGAAATTGTACGGGGTCTAACGCTCTTTGTCCCTCCAATTTTGCCCGGCTGTGTCGTCTATCCCATAACGCCGCCCCCGGTTCCCGTGGGTCAATATCTGTTGGCTCCCCGGTTTTCAATCCCTCAAAGTTAATGCGTACCCATGCGCCCGCCGGAATGTTCTTTACATCGTCCCAACTTTTAATCTCAATTACGGTTTCCCCGCTTTTTTCAATACGTCCAATCAAATCATCATCATGCCAACGGGTAAACACAATTAATTCTTGGGAATCATTATGCAAACGGGTACGTACAACGGTCGTGTACCATTTCCACGCCGCATTACGTACAATCGGGCTGTTGCCCTCGGCATAATCTTTGTAAACGTCGTCCAAAATAGATACATCAACCGTTTTTGACGTCAAAGAACCGCCACGACCGACAACACGCAACAAACCCTTATGCCCAACCATTTCTATGACGTCAGAATTTCGTAAATACGTATTAGCCATTGTTACGACGTTGGAACCGTTCAAATACGTTTCCGGGAACAATTCCCGGTAACTTGGCGTATCAATTATTCTTTGAACATCACGGTTAAAATCTCTCGCAATCGTTGCAGCATAAGAACCAATACAAATTTTTGTGTCCGGGTTCAATCCTAACATAAAAGCGGGTAACTTTCGGCTTGAACCCTCGCTTTTTCCATGTTGAGGGGGCATTTGCACAATCATTTTCTTTATTTCGCCGTGGGCGAATTTATCCAACAACGTATAATAAACGACGTGAAACGGTTCCAATGCTAAATCCGGTTGCATATACCGGGCAAAGTTTATCAGCCTATTGCGTGACGCCGCTTTTACTAATTCCCCGGGATTGTTTTTTAGTGCGGCGTACATTTTAAGTAATTGTTCTTTATCCATTTTGTTTAATTCTTAAAAATATACCATATATTTTTGTCTTACCCCCGTATTTTTTCTGACTTAAAAACCGGAAATCTTAAAAAACGACCAATTTAATGTTTCATTTTCCATTTGTCGCACGCTTTTTCCGAACGTATCATACTGTGATTTTCGACAAACGGGCATTTTAAACAAATCGGGTTCCCGGCCATATCTAAATTTGAATGTTCATAATAGAATTTACCCCAACCACATTCGCCGCACGTGTGTACGGGTTTCGGTTCGTCTTTTTTCTTGATATTATTCTTTGTTGTTCGTGCCATCGTCAATTACTCCTTTCTCTGCTAATTGTTTTTTATATTCTGCTGTTTGTAGTTTATCAGCAACCGCAAACAATAAATCCTCCGGGATTGCTGATACATCGTATTGCGGTGCATCGCCGTTTATGCTTTTTTCTATTCCCGGAATCTCAACTTTAATTGGTGCATCAAATCCCAACATCTTTGCCCGGCGTTGCTGCACATTCAAAAGCAAATCCAAAAACCGGGGGTTTCCGGCGGACGTTTCCGTTGTGGTTTCCTCATACCCGTAATATTCCGGGTTATCGCCATCCTCCAAAACTTTACGGGGCTTTGCGTTCTGTCTGTTTTTCTCTCTCGTTTTCCCGGTCTTGGAACGTTCCCACGCCTCCCACAATTCAACCTCCATTTTATCCAACTTTCGCAATTCCTGCGTAACGTAATCGTCTATATTTTCCATACGTTCACGTTTCCACTCAATTAGCAATTGTTGCATATCCCAATATACCATTTGTTTTGTTATGGTATAACCTACGCCACGCCGGGCGTTTTCCTCATTCAGCCTTTCCGAAATCTCCCTATACGTGTAACCACGTAAAAACAGATTTGAACAAAAAGCCAAATCAAACTCCCTTTGGTCTTTTGTTCGTTTGCACATTTTCGGGCGTCCGCCCCTTTGTCTTTTACTTGCTTCCATTTTCCAACCTTTTTATAACAGCAAAGTCTTTCGCTTTGCTTTCCTCTCAAACGTCGCTTTCCCTTTGCTTGTTATTTTCGGGGGAATTTTCGTTTTAAGCGGGTTTTGTTTGTTACTTGATACTTTTATTGTCTTTTGTATTTTCGTCGCCCTACGGGGCTAATTTTGGCTTTCTTTCATTCCGGTACCTAAACGGCAAAGCCCCGGTTATAATTCCGGGGCGTTTATTATGCCTTTTCTACATTATTTCTATACCATGAAAAGGTTTTAAAGCATATTTTTGACGGGGTGCCGTCTTTCTTTTCCTTTCGTATGGTATATTCAAACTTTCCGTCATTGTCAACTCTTATTTCTTCAATTGTGCCAATATTTTCACCTTGTTTCACTCTATCCCCAATTTTAAACGGACAATTTTCTTTTATGTAGCTTTCATCCGCTTTGGCTTTTTCCTTTTCGTTGTACTCCAAAGCCTTTTGTCTTATATGGTTCAATTCTTGAACTCTCTTTACGTATGTTTCTTTATCCATAATTATTAGTTAATTGGCAGTTTCATAAAGCACATCCAATGAGTTTTAGATGCTTTTCCGGACTTATGCCCGAATAGCGGCCGCTCATTGATTATCTCCAATATTCGTCTTACAGGAATACGAGTTTCGTTCCATTTGAAAATCAGCACTCCGTTCGGTTCAAGCACTCGCATACATTCGCTGAATCCTTTCTTTATATCTTCCTGCCACTTAAACCGTCGAAGCGTTCCATACTTTTGAGCCATATATGCACCCTCGTTCGCATTATCAAGGTGTGGAGGATCAAAGACTACAAGTTTAAAAGAACTGTCCGGATACGGCATTGCTGTAAAGTCGGCAACCACATCAGGATGGACTTCCAGCTTACGACCATCGCATAAAACATATTCGACATCACGAATATCTTGGAAGAGAACGTTTGGATTCTTCTTATCAAACCAAAACATCCGGCTTCCACAGCAAGCGTCAAGTATTATTTTTTTGCTCATTTCTCTTTAAATTAACTTTATTATTTTTCTGTTGGTAAATCTACGGTTAACAATACGGGTTGCAATGGTTGGTTAAACGTCGCAACCGACAAATGTATTGTTCCGGTTTCTTTTATTCTCTCCAATTCTTCCGGGGATAACTGCCATTTGGTAATTATAAGCCCCTGCGGGTCATTAGGGATTTTCATTGCAGGTAACGGCATGTATTCCGGTTGGTCTTTTGCAAATACTACATTCACGCCGGGAAATTCAACGGGTTTCATTGCCTTGCTCCTTTCTTGGTTTCTTTCTAAACTTACGTTTCTTTTCCGGTATCTCAATACGGTGTATCTCAACACGTGCGCCAAAAGCCTTTGCCAACTTTCCGGCAACTTCTTTTACTTCTTCCGGTATATCATTTTGAGGCTTTCCCGACGCATCGGCGTTTATCTGTTTTAGCAATCCGGCGATTGCTGTTTTTTCCTCTTTGTCCGTTGTCGTCTTGAAACGCTGAATCAGATTTGCAATTGGTTGCGTTCTCATAAAGTCAGCACATTTAAAACGGTCTTTGCAAATATTGCAATCATCCGGGTAATTGTGTTTTGCATCCTGCGAACTCTTTTCGTCTGCCTTTCTGAATCCGTGCCATTCGTCACGGCGGGCGATTGCTTCCGTAAATACCGCCATTGCATCAATACAAATTTCTGCCAAAATATAATCCGGGGTATCTCTCATTTCCTTTTCTAAACCGTGCTTATTAATAAGTTCGGTTAGTTCTTGTTTAAAATCTTTTTTCATACGCTTAAACTTCTATATGTTCAATTTGTGGTAACTTCTTTATGTATTCCAACATCGCCGTTTTGCTTTCCTCGGTTTCGTCGGTTCTGTTTATTACCAACTGAATAACTTCCAAAAGATAATCGCTATCAATACACGCATCATCTACGTTGGTAATATCGTACATCGGTTCTGTTATTTCCTTTGTGGCTTTCAACAAATCCTTTGCTAACTTTGCGGCTTTCTTGAACCTCATTTTTTCGTCCCTCTGAAAACATTTTCCCAATTTGCCCAATTTGCTTTCCGCATCAATTGCGCACGAATTAGCCATGTCAGCCAAAAGATATGCCGTATTTGTAAGGAACAACGCTTGCTTTCTTACTTCTTCTTTTTCTTCGTTTGTCATAGTATTTTGTTAAAACGTTCTTTAAAATGTTTGTATTCCTCGGCGGTTTCCTGCTGCATATTACCGCAAACCGGGCTTTCCGGTTTGTTGTGTGGGTGTTTGCGCATAAATTCCGGGTTTTTCTCACGTCCTGCAATTTTAGTATATGCCATTTCCTGCAATTCCTTTTGGCTATACCCTAATAATGCCGCAATATGGAATAAAACAACGTTTACGTCCGCCAATTCGTCGATAATATCATGCGTTCCGGGATTAATTTCGTTTATTTCTCTTTGCGTTTTTTCCCTGCTTAAATATCTTTCAAACGCTTCAAACAATTCGTTGTATTCCTCGGCTAATTTTCCCAATCTTTTTTCTATATTCTTGCCGAAAAGTTTATTCATCTTTTCAAACAATCTCTTTTCGTCAAAGGTCAATCCGGCGGTATTGGCGTCTTTTTCTTCAAAATTAGCCATAAACGTTTGCATATCCATTTTGCCAAATTTTCCGTCCGGTGTCAATACAATAAAATTTCCCTCCGGTACGTCCAACATTACGCCGTTTTCGGTCGGGAATGAATAAACCGCCAAACCGCCGGGCGTTCTCGGAATCTGCATTGTTCCGCCTCCGGTAAAAATCTGCAATTTTTCCCAATTATCACGCTTTACGGGTAATGCACGAACTTCTAACAATCGGCGGCAATAAATATCCCCGGCGGTTTCGTCCGGCATACCTAAATTTGTGCGCAACTCATTTGGCAAATTTCCCGCCCCTTTTTCGTATTCAACAAAGAATATTGCACCACGCAAAAGGTTTTGTTCTTTAATCGTCCTTACGTCTTTTATTCTTTTTCCGTATCTGCCTTGAACTGCATATATTGCGGCTTCAATTATTCTTTCCTCTTTGTCCGGGGCGTACATTTTAAGTTCAAAGTAATTTTCTTTCTCTGTAACTTCCGGTTCTGTTCCCGTTACATCTTCAATCATCAAAAACGTTTCCGCATCAAACGGAATAAAACTTCTTTTTTCCATATCCAATTAATAAACGGTTAATAATAAAACAATCAGTCCTCCGGAAATTGTGGCGTACAAATCTTTTTTATCAAATACGCCTCCGTGTTTTTTGTTGTAAACCTCACGCAATACCCCGGTTAAAATTACTGCTATCAATGCGATAATACGTGCAATCATTCCCGGAATCCCGATAAATGAAACCAAACGCAAAACCAACATTACAACAATCATTCCCGCTATAATATGCAATAATTTATCGTGCGGGATTGATACTATTAATTGAAATATCTTTTTCATCGCTTTTTTTCTGTTATGTTATACAATTTTCTGAAATATATTACTTTGTTATCGCTCCGGCTTGTTCTGTAACATTTAAGCCCAACCGCCGGACAATCGTCTTTATGGATAACGCAACATGCGCATCTACTCAAACATACAAATTTGCCAACCTTTTCAATCAGTTTATCAGACGGTTTAACCCATCTTTCCGCAATTATTACCATACCCCGGTAAACTGCACGTTCGCCGGGGTTATATTCACGCCCGGGTTCAAACGGTTGTGGTTTCTTTATTCTCATTTTCTATCGAACTAACCAACAAATCCAAATTTTCCTCTGTTCCGGAAATTGAAATTCTTGCTTTCCCTGCTCCCATTACCGCCAATTCCGTAATTGTGCAATCATATTTGCCTGCGGATTTTTGAAACTTTGCCGCCTCATTTAATGGCAATATTTTTGTTATCTCTTTCATCGCTCACGTTTTTAGTATTTTACATTACAAAGTTAATAATTTCTTTTGGTTTTTATCCATATCAGCCGGAAACCAACGGAAAAACAAAGCAATTTAATTTCAATATCTAAATAAACGTCATGTCCTTTTACGCCCTCAACCATAACTCCGGGCGTCAAATAAAATTGCTTATACTTCCACAAACTTTGCAGATACAAATAAAACCCGATACGTCCAATATGGAATCCGATTGTTTTCATTTCTCTATCTGTTTTTTTATCTGTTCCCAACTCTTTTTGTCAATTACCATTTTCCGGGGGTATTGTATTATTTCGCCCTTGGTATATACGAGATTATAGATACCCAATTGCCCCTTAATTGGCATTTCAACAACACGTCTTGGGTTGCGCATCAGCCAACCGAAACCCTTTGTTATCTTTTCCCGCTTTTCTTTTGGTATTCGGGTGTTTTCCCAATCCTCCGGGGTAAAATCTTTTATCGGCTTCACGTCGTACAACTCAACCAATCCCAAAGTAACGCCGCTTTCCATTCCGGGATAAACCGGTTTTGCCGACGAACAAATAAGAACGTCGCCACGGTATGACGTTTTTTTGCTTCTAACTTCAATTGATTTTCGCCCGTAAACAACGCCGTTTTCGTCTTTGTATGCCGCCGTTACCAAATCATTTGCGTATGGCTGTTTGACGGTCAACGCACGCCAACGGTCGTGTTTTTCGGGGTCATATTCTTTGCTATTAAACTGCATAACTTTATTTTTTATCTTTCCCGGCGGGTTCCTTGTAATGGGCAAAACCAATTGGTCGTATCGGTTCCGGCTCCGGAACGGCTGCGTCCTCCTTATTGTATTCAAAAGAAACAATAACCGTTCGCCCCTTTGTCCGTGTCCCAATCAGCCGGGAACCCTCCGGGATTTGAATTTTAATTTCGTGCCTCATTCTCAAAATGGCAAATCATCTTTGTCTTGGTCGGGAATTGGCGGCGGCGGTGTTGGTGCGCCTCCCTGCTGCGTTGTTTGTCCGTCTTTCTTTGGCGACAACATCTCCATATTAAACCCGTAAACTTCTGTAATGTATCTTTTGACGCCGTTGTTGTCCTCATAACTGCGGGTTCTTATTTTCCCCTCAATATAAAGTTTATCGCCCTTTTTTACATACTCTTTTGCAACCTTTGCCAATCCATTTTGCAAAACAATATTGTGCCATTCGGTGCGCTCCGGTACTTCTGTACCATTTGCCGTTTTAAATGCTCTGTCAGTTGTCGCCAACGTGAATTGCGCAACCGAACCGCCGTTGTCGAAATCTTTATACTCCGGGTCTTTTCCGACGTTACCCATTAAAATAACTTTGTTTACACTCATAGAAATATAGCTTTAAAAATCCAACTTCCAATACTCCATAACGTCCAAATGTATGACGCAACCGTTAACGCCACGAACGTATAAAATACAATTTTATATCCGGTTTGTTTTTTGATTTTCATCTACTTAAATTTTACGCCATCCAACAAATATTCTTTTTTCATATCCGACCATCCGGCGGCATGATTTATCGCTTTCCGGTCGTCGTCGTAAACAAATCCAACTATCCAACCGCCGACGTTTGATTGTTTTATTAGTCTTACCAATTTACCGACGAAAAAAGAACGGTATCGGTAATATGCTGAATTTTCACTAACAAACAAAACCCGTCTTTCTGCATTTATTTCGGGCGGATTTTCGATTTGCGGGCGTTTCTCCCTTTCCGGGTACCTTTGTACCCTTTTAAAATCATTTTGGATTGAACGGCGGGAAATTGCCCCGTAATCGGGTGTTCCTTTTTTCGTCCTCATATTTTCAAACTTCTGTATTCGTTTTTAAGCAATTCAATAATCCGGACGTTGCCCGGATATATTCGCATTTTCTCACGGTCGCCATTCTCCCAACATGAATGATGTTCAAAACATAGTATATTTATATTTCTTGCATCATGCGCCATTTCGGGAAACGCTCCACGGGTCAATATATGCGAAGAATAAACGGCGGAATAATTCCGTAACGGCTTTAAACATTCCTCGCATCTGTGCGGCTTATGCTCCCAAACCCACCGGAAAAACCGTTGGTTGGCAACGGGAATGTCGCCACGTCCTAAAACGCAATGCCCGAACAATTCCCGTTGTAACTCAACACGCAACCGTATATCTAACCGAAAATTACGAATATCCAATAACGGCTCGTAACCACGTGCAACACAATATTCATATTCGCAACGCTCGGTCAACAATATTGGCTCCATTACATATTGTCTGTATCGTCCGCCGGGTCTGCCATTTCCGGGAACATATCATTTTCATTTTCGTTGTCTGCATCATTTACGTAAACTAACGGGTTTGGTTCCCCATCAGCCCCGAACAAATCCATTTGCGCCTTTTTGCCCTCAAACAGAAATTCGTAAACCTCGTTTTCAATATCGCAAACAATGTTTTCCAACTCTTCCTCAAAACCGAACGTTTCAACGTTGTATTTCATTCGTGGGGTGTTGATTGCTGTTTTCTGATTGTTTGATACGGTAAACAATCCGGTTAAAACGACGCCTACGTTATCATCTTGCCCGGACAAAGAAACGCCCCCAACCTCTATATTGTCCAAACATTCTTCCGCAAATGCGGCTGCAATATCTGTTTGTTTCTTTGTTGCTTTAAACTCCGGCGTTGCCATCATGGTTTTAAATGACGTTATGTTGAATACACGTCCCATAATCGGGCGCAAATCATTAAACAAATGACGCAAATCCGGGTGTATGTCTTTTGCACTCAATACATGGTATTTGTTCGTGTAACTCTCATTTCCGACAACTTCCGTTACTTCATAATGTACGTCTAACCCGCCATCTTTCAACAACTTCACTTTCGATAATGCAAACTTTTCCTTTGTAGGAATCGGCATAACATTTTGTTTTTTTTCGCTCATAGTTTTTAATCTTTATTGTTTCCCGGTTCCTCCGGGTCGGTTTCTTCTTGGAAATACTCGCACGGTTCATCATCAGCACAACGACCGGATAAACGACATACCGGATAATCCACGCAATCAATGCACATTTTTTTTTCGTTCATAATTTAAAAGTCTGTTTCATTTAACAATTTTGCAACCTTGTTTTCCGGCTCTGCATCCGGTGCCAATCTCGGTTTCGGGTCGTGAACTAAAACTTCCCTTTTTACCTTTTTGGTCTTTGCGGGTTCCGGTTCCGGGTTAAACTTCAATTGTTCCGCCGGATATTCTTTTGGTTTCAGTTCTATAATACCATTTTCCACCAAAACCGGAATACAACGTTTGCAGGCTTTCACGTCCTCCAACGCATCATGCGCCGGGAATGTTTCGCCGGGGAAACACTTGTTGTAAAGTTCCTCCAATTTCGGATATTTGCCCGGACGTCCGTCTGCATACAATGCGCCAACAAATTTAATTGTTTTCATCATCGTATCAATTCGTTTGCCCTTAAACAATGCGTCCTCCGCTTTTGCGTCGTAATATTCACGACCCATAATGCGCAATATCATTGCTTTTACAATTGACGTATCAAAGTAAATATTGTGTCCTACCAACAAACGGGCTTTTTCGCAATCCTCCAAAAATTCGTCTATAATATCAGCAAATGGGACGCCCTCGGCGTTTGCTCTCTCTGCTGTAATTCCGTGAACTTTTGTTGACGCTTCCGGTATTTCCCATCCCTCCGGCTTAATAATGTAGGAACGTTCCTTTTCGTTTACCGCCCATGCCAATTGCACAATATTTGGAAATTCCGCAAAATCAACGTCCCATTTTGCGCCATTTGGGGGCAACCCGGTTGTTTCACAATCGAATATCAAAACATCTTTCATAATGTCGTTTATCTCATTTCCTTTGCTGTCTTTCAATGTTACTTTTTTCATAATCAAATAATCTTTTTTGCCCGTCTTTATTGGGCGTTTGTTCAACATAATTTGCCCGTGTAATCCACACGCAACCGCATTTCAAACATTTAACCCGGCTATATCCGTGCGGCGTATATTGGTACCGGATAACCCGCCAATCTTTCAACGGGTAACATTTACGGGGTTGGTTACACTTGCAAAACATATTATTTTTTCTTTTTTAATCTTCTTGTTTCTTTTTTACGGGTATTATACCCGGTTTTAAATGCCGACAAATAAATAAAATCGCACGCATCAATAAACATTTCGCTTATCTTGCATAATTTATATATTGGGCAATCCGTACATTTAATCCGCCCGCTTGCCTCTCTCGCTTTCTTTTCCAACGGGCTTAATTCTGAATAATGCCTCATATTAAATGCTTCTTGGGTCGTCTATAAACGTGTTGTATTCCTCTGCGGAAATCTGTTTCAAATGCTCAATATGTTCTATCAATTCCGCATTGCTCAACTCTGCAATTGTCCGCAACCGGGTTTCATATTTCCCGGTGTTAATATCCGGGGTCTGCTCATACATAACCGGGGACAACTCACGCAA